TACATGGATCTATATACATTTGGCTAATGTTTATTGCATCAACTCTAAGCCGCATTAGTGCACACCACTACACTTTACTTTGCTTGGGTCCCAAACCAAACCGGTATACGTTCGCATTTTAGAGTTGAGGGTTTATTTGTTTTATGATTTTTATGTTTTCTCATGTAAATTTCGTTTATCAAGTCTATTGAGTCGTAACTCTCAACGTGTCGCCAAGGCGCACCATTTGAATAAGGAAAGCCCATGTTCCTGCGGCGGTGGTGGGATTGGCGTAATAAACCAAACCTCCCGCCTGACCCGCCGCAGCACCCTCGTAAGAATTGTACAGCGTTAAGATGGTTCCAGTCAACAACCCGTACAATGTGGTACCAGATACCAATGTAATTGAATTGCCAAAGCTACCCACAGTGGTGGTGTTGACAGCCCCATGGGTGTTGATGGATGCAACATTTGCCCAAGCAGCTGGCCCTGTTGGTTGAATAGACTTACCCTGCTGAAACACACAGCGGTAAACAGACCCAGTTCCTCCAAGCAGGGTGCCACCAGGGGAACTTAACCTAATGGCATCAAGGGCAGCATTAACGGCAGTATCGTCGTTAAAAGTATAGCCACCCCCGTTGCCATTGGGCACGGGTATCACCGTAGGATGATACACGTATAGCGGATCCTTGAACTCAATCTCGTAATGAAAAACGAGAACGCCAGCATCAAGGGTAGAGTCGCATGTACCATACACTTGCACCTCCTCGGCAATGCAATCATCGAGGTCGGCATCAATCAGAGCGTCTACTACTGACCACTCTTGGGATGGTGCCAACTCAATGGTAGCCTCCTTCCAGATCGGAGATGCCACAGCGTTATACTGTGACAGGGCACGCCCCAAAAAAGTGGTTGTGCCGCTTGCCAAAAATGGCTCCTTGACTGTAGAAGTTGACAACATCACAATCTGCCCCTGTGTGCTAGTTGGAACACTAGGGATGTATGTGACGGCACCACGCTTCAGCCGGAACTTTTCAAAGCTACGAGCTTGCGCAGCCAACATGGCATTCTGGAAGTATGCAGGATTAATGAACACACTCGCAGCAGGCTGGTAGTTATTGCTGTTGGACACCTGAACTGTGCCACCGTAATCGCTACCAGTAATGACCGCCATGTTGCCACGGCGAACAATACTTGGTGCCTGCATCCTGAGGGTGTATCCATAGGCTGCCGGAACGGTGCTAAGGGTACTTTGCTTAGGAGTGCTTTGGTTCTTAGGAGCTTTCTTACTCATTTGGGCCTTAGCTCCACGTAAAGCGCCATTTTTCGTCATTTTCGTTTTATTTGGATAAATTTTAGGAATGAATTTATCAATGGCCCGAACTGCAGCTTGAACACCGACCGCGGCCGCCGCTGCGGTTCTCTTGGCCCCCTTTCCGAAATTAGCTCTCGTAAAAGCAACATCAGCAGAAAGGAGGTCAGAGCCACTAGCGTAAGCAGCATCATGTATTCGACATGTCTCATCGAACTCATCGATTGAGGGCACATCTGATAACACACTTGGTTGATGCAATCCAGCTGACCAATTGGGCCCGCAATAATTGCCATGATACTTCATTAGAAGGGGGAAGTTTCTAAATCCGAGAATTTATCAACGACGTTGGTTGTGAATTCGATACTTAGGTGATTGTAATAAGACTCCAATGCCACTTGTTCGTCAGGGGTGTATCCCCAAGCGCCGAAAAAGCTGACTCTAGAGTCTGGATGCACACGTTGCCGTTTGCTGAGTAGGCCCTTAGCTAAGATCCTTGCCCCAGTTTGCATCTGCACCGAATTTCCCATGTTCGATGGCACACCATTTCTCATATAGCATTCATACATAGACTGCATGACTGGAATCCCGCTGCACAACGCAAGGCCACACTCGCCAACGGCATAAAGCCACTTGCGCATTGCCTTCTCGTCGTTTAGCGGAAGCAAACAGAGGGAGTCCTTCTCTCTTGCGGTATCAAAGTTCCTGACCATGGTCCACCCCATGGCCACCTTAATGGGCCGCATTTGACAAAACTCAACCTCTTCCAGCCGGTCTACAGTGGGCTCGCGGGTCATCCTGAATCCCATTTCAAGAAACCACTCATCGAGATTACGTATGAAATCCCGTTCGTGCTTCCTCTCCATGAAAACAACACAATCATCACCATTGTTGATGAACTTGATGTTGACCCCACGCTCCTTAGCGTATGAATACACCATGGCACACATAATCAAACAGTTGCCTAGGGCAGTGTTCATGTCTCCACTGAACCTGCGCCCCCGCACCTTGTAGGATAGTTTGCCATCCTCACAAAACCCAACGCCTCTGTTGTCCACTTGCCAAGACAACAGGCGTTCTAACTCTCGATCCCCCTTATACAAAGACTTGTATATTGAATGCTCCCACTTCAACATGTTCTCACTTACGTGCATGTCGAATTTTGTTGCATCCAACCCAATTCCTATAGGATCCGAAAACGATTCCCACTTCCCTGCGATTATATCACCAATTTGGTTTACATTGTAACCTTTGATGACAATATCCTTTTCACCAAACACGCGATCGATGGCCTTGTACAATCGGTGTTCGATGTGTTTCAAATACCTACCAACACCGATGTTGTAAACCGGGTTGCGAGGCTGGATACATCGCGGGGCTTTAGTGGGATTGACTTTCTCACACTTGACAAACGCGGCACTGACGCTGTGTTCTCGGAGAACTCCCTTATCATAGTACTCAGGTAAAGCATTGTTGTAGATGTTGAACTTACGTCCACGAAACAAGCCCACAAATTCTTCCGGGGCAAGTTTGGACGGCACAGGGCCGAACTTCTTTAACAAGCTTTTCCTGAATACACTGAGGCGGGAGTGAATAATGTGTCTTGCAGGCTTTGGTGGGGAATCATACCCATCGCCGACCTTACAATAATACATCCTCTCCAACAACGCAGCAGCCAGCGTGTCAAGGGTGGCATTGTTTATTTTTAGAGTGCGCAGTTTACCATTGATGCCACCAATAATGTGGTAACGGCGCACTTTCGGTTCCGCCTGGCCTCGCTTGAGGTGCAACCGTGGGTGAGCCAAATTCGATTTGTGGTTCACCCCCTCAAGCGTGGCCAGGCGGCCTCAATTGACGTTAGTGAACCCGGCGCCCAAGCTACCAAGAAGATATTCAATCTTCTTGGAGCTCGCAGCAACCGAGTTCAACATGGCCAATGCCTCCAACTCCTCTTTGGATGGCACAAAGGTCATGCTAACAATCATTGGAAGGAATTTGCGTATATGTGCGGGCCGCAAGCCATGCTTATTCATGATATTGTTTGCATATCTCATGATAGCCTTGCTATTCGCCTCACTTTGTGTTGGAGTGCCAAATTTATTTTTACACTCGGTCAACACGCAATTTAAGTACTTCATTCCATGTCCTCGCTTAACTCGACGGTGAGTGGACACCTCCACAGGACTGTGGGAGAGTTTGGCGACTCCACGGAACGTGTCCTCAGGCTCTTTAGCTCCGGATGCCTTAACGACGGGCTCATTA